TTTACAAAACCATGTATATAAGTCGCATATAGCAGCAGTACCCCCCAAAAAGGGGGGTGCGGGGGTCGGCGCCCGCGGCGCGGGCGGGCGCGGGCGGGCGGAGTAACCCCCAAAGATGGCGCCGGATGGATGAAATTAATTGATAAAACTTGTAATTAATTGCATTTTAGGTGTTGACTATCTGATATCTATGCTCTACATCTATAGATGTAGCAAGAACGCTACGGTCAATAAAGGAAAGAAACAATGTCAATCACCAAAGCAAACCAATTAGGTCGGATCGCGGAGCTCGAGGCTCAAATCAAAACTCTTACAAAAGAACGCGACGCGCTGCGAGCCGACAGCGTTTCATTCGGGTACGCCCGCTGGGAGTACACGGTCCGGATGAGTGCACCATCACTGGCATGGTGGAAAGAAAACCGCCCAACAGTGTGGCGCAAGTATGCCAAAGAGACACGCGTCAAGAAGTTCGTCGCGGTATAATTCAACAGGGGGACCACGGTCCCCCACATTCAACAAAGGAAAGAACAATGGAAAAAATTGCATCACAAACAGATACTGAAGCATACAACGAAGTCGTCGATAAATCGAAACACTCAACAGGCAACCGTCTCAAGTTCAAGCTCGAGTTCATGATGATGATGCTTATGTCTGATCGACGCGACGAAGCTGCGAAGATGTATGATCAGCTGATCGAAGAGTTCGACAAGCTTGCATAAAAAGACTTGTAGCCCAGTACCATCTGGGCTACACTCTACTTGTTCAATTAGGAAAGGAAAGAACAATGCCAAGAACTTCATTTGGAAAAACTCGCTCACAAGAAAAGCCTTACGCAATTTATAAAAACACAGGAGGCTGGGAGTGGCGCGTGTTAAAAACTTACAAGCATTCAGCTGCGGAGCGTAAAGATCCATATGCTCGATGGTTCGTCGCTGCCACATCACCCATGATGCATGATGGTCAATTCGAGATGGGAGACACCTACGCTCGAGACATCTTGAACAATGGGCATCTGGTTCTAGCCGACGACACTTGGCTTGAAGAGTATGCCAGCTAAACTGAACCCCGCCCCTGGCTGCTCCGATATCTGGAGTCTACGCGCCAGGGGCTTTTCTATAAGGAAGGAAAGAACAATGGAAACTATATGGAACATCACGCTGGGCTTTGTCATGGGCCTGATCATTGCAACCGTGCTCTTCGGGCCCATCATCATGGGCTGGGTATAAGTATAAGAATCCCCTGGCTCTTGGGTTAATGAGCCTCTTTCCTTCGGGCCCAGGTGCGCAGCGCCTGGGCCCTTTGGCGTTCGGGCCGCAGGGCGCAAGGCTCGCTCCGCTCGCAAAAAATATGTCAAGGCGCAGGACCGTTGCTACTTGGAAACCTTTGGCAAGTGACAAATAAATTGTTGACAGCTTGTTAGTGGTTTGCTAGGATTGGTTATAGGCAATCAGGCCTATCTCAACAAGGAAAGATGTTATGAGAAAATCTTACGTTTCAGAAACTACCCTGAAGGTTCAAGTCGAAATCGATCTGGGCGAAATTGAAAACCTGATCAGCAGCTTGAGCGATCTGGACACGGCGGACGGCAAAAACTACCGCGCCAAAGAACTGGTAAGCAAATTGCAAAAGCTCAAGCGCGATGCTGCCGAGGAAGCGCGGCGCGGATTTGAGCGGATGTTAGAGCAATCTTAATTAGGGAGGGGCGGGCCGAGAAGCCCGCCCATTTTTTATGGCACATGGAGATCCAGCAGATCGAGGCGGCGCCGATGCTTACTATGGCAGGCTAGTCGATCCGCATTACTGGCCCGAGGGAACGTACAACGGAACCCGGATCGAGCGTGACAAGATGACTAAAACCCAGATAGAAGACTATCTCAAAGCTTACGAAGAGCAGGACTTCTTTAAAGACTGGGGATATGAATGACGCCAGGGCCCTTCGGGGCCCTTTCGCGTCGCGCCCTGGCGCTGCGACGTAAAACAGAAAAGACAAGGCGCAGGGCGCAAGGCGCAGGATCGACGCGCAGGGCGCAAGGCGCAGGAAAAATAAAACTTGCGGACCACTTACAATCTGCTAAACTCTAAGCATTCAACAGAGAAGGAAACAAACACCATGAAAAGCGCAATCATCTACAACGGGCCAAGCCTATTGGATGGTCACCCCATTGTCGTTATCGCGACATATTCAAACCGCAACACCAAAACGGGAACGGTCGTGCAAACTTACATCTTGTGCCGCGACACGAACCCGCTCGAAGCTTCAAAGACTGGCGCAGACTTTTCAATTTGCGGCGATTGCACCATGCGCGGCGAAGTAACAACGGACCCGCAACGCAAGCAAGCAAAAGGGCGCCGCTGTTATGTTAACTTGGGGCAAGGCGTCTTGATCGTTTGGAAAGCATTTCAACGCGGCGTATATAAAGACGGGCCCGCTCGGGCCATGGGCCGCGGTCGTTTCGTTCGCGTCGGAACATACGGAGATCCCGCGGCGGTCCCGTCCCACGTTTGGGACGAACTTCTAAGTGAAGCGGATACTTGGACCGCTTACAGCCACCAATCCGGATTCCGTCCCGACATCGCGATGCAATCCGCGGACGACCACGCGCAAGCTGTCGCGCATTGGAAGCAAGGACACCGGACCTTCCGAGTTATCGCGGATCTAGGCGACCTAGACAAGGCGAACGAGGCCCTTTGCCCTGCATCAAAAGAAGCAGGGCGCCGCGCTCAATGCACCGCCTGCAAATTATGCAAGGGCTCGAGCCTAGCAAAATCAATCGCGATTGTGGAACACTAACAAAAGGGGCTTCGGCCCCTTTTTTCTTTGTCCAACGCGCCGCTGCGCCTTGCACCGCGGACCGCGGACCGATAACATCAAGGCGCAGGGCGCAAGACACCTTCCAAAACAGGGCGCAGGGCGCAGAACAAGGACGCAGGACTGTCAACGCGCAGGACGCAGGGCGCAAGGCACCCCTGCTCAAGGACCGAGGGCCCCTGATCCCCCCCAAATAAAAGTATATCACGCTCCTTGGCCCTCTTTACCAAGAAGAAATTCGCCCCGCCACGAGCCCAATATGCCATATTCCAAGCGATTTGATGAGGCGAGAGTTTTATTACGTTAGAATTGCTTACCTTTAATTCCATCCAGAAGGGTAAGCCGTCCCATACTAAATGGACATCAGGCACCCCGCCACCGTGCTTGTTTTCAATCCTTGTCGCGAAGCAGTTCTTCGGGAGGTTTGTCCTCAATGAGTTCCAAAAGTTCGCCTCCGGCCCCTTGCTCATCTGGTGTGATATCCTTTGCTGTTCCTTCTATCACAAAAGCTTGCGGGTATTGCTTTTGCAACGCCGCCAAACGGGCAGTGATCTCATCCCGTGACATCTGATCTATGGTGTTGATCTGCTCCCGCCTATCGACAGTCAGGCCCCCCAAAGCGGAGCGGATCTTCTCAGCATTGATAGCCGCAGAAAACTGTCCCGCCTCTTCGGCGCCCGCTGACAGTTGGTACAGCCGTTGAAGCTGACCAATAGTGGAGACACCATAGCGTCGCTGTCTCTCCTCTCGGAGCTCGGTCACATATTCCAAAACGTGCGGGAAGTCTCGCCCATTGAGAAGCTTGGACGCACTAACACTAGCAACATCGGCAGAATAACCTGCCTTTCGGGCTGCTTCGGCGTTTGAGTATATGCCCTCGACAATGTGCCTTGCAAAGGTGCGTTGTCGGTTGGTCAGCGTCCGACCGTGCTCCTCTTCGATCTTCTGTTCAAGCTTTCCCATGGTCACCCCGTTGTTGTTATCCAACAATCTATACCAAGCGATTGGCTCTTTCAACTTTCCTATATAGCGATTTTTTCCCAGCGAAGTGTATCCAAGTGTAACCAGATGTATCCAGATCTGGGCTGTCTAAGCACTATAAATAAGGCTTGGATACGTTTGGATACGGTGGATACGGTATATTTGAATGAAAAAAAAAAAAAAACAAAAAATCTCTGGGGAAGTGTCTATAGTGTAACTCGCGTAACCGCTGCTTGCAAAAAAAGTCCTTGACCCGAGGACCGAGGTGCAATAGCTTGCATGTATTCAACAAGTAATCAAGGAAGGAAAGACTTATGAAACTTGAATTAAAATCTATCAAGCATACTGCGTGGGCTTCTGAGGAGACTCATTGTTATCAGGCCAATCTATATGTGGATGGCAAGCCTGTTGCTGTTGTGAGTAATGACGGTCATGGTGGTTGTGACCGTGACTATGATCATCCTAAGTTCAAGGGTGACAGTCGTGATTACCGTGCGGTAATGAAATCTATTGAAGAGTATTTTGAATCGTTGCCTCCTTCACCTTTTAGTTATGAGGGTGCGGATGGTGTTATGGTTCATGATACTTTGCCTGAGACGTTGGAGTCGTGGTGTTGTGATCAAGTCAATGATTTTTTGACGGGTCGTGAATTGAAGCGCAAGTTGAAGAGCAACATTTTGTTTCAGAAGGAGGGTGATGATGGTGTGTATGGCTCCAAGTATTATCCTACTGTGACTGATGGATCGTGGGTCAATGGCCGTCGTATCTTGAACGACATGCCATTTGCTGATGCGTTAGAGATTTGGAAGGCGACATAATGGTTTTGCCAAATTTAGAGTTTGCTGTGTTGCGTGTTGCGATTGATCACATGATTGAGCATCTGGAGGATATTTGGTTGGACAGTGATGCGGAGCCTTGGGAGCATGAGGAGCTTCACAGTAGGTTGGAAGCCGCCAAGCGATTGAAGGAGCGGTTTTCATGAGCGCTTATTACAATGAGATAGATCCTTATGCGGCGTCATGGTTGCGGGAATTAATTAAGGCGGGCCACATTGCTGATGGTGTGGTTGACGAGAGGAGTATTAGTGATGTCAGACCAGAAGAGCTTTTTGAATTTACTCAGTGTCCCTTCT